CAAGTTCTGTCCCAAATGCTTGTGCAAGTCCAAGGATTGCAGGTGTTGCAGATTCAATGCCTTTGGCACTCACTCCCAACTTGGACAGTTCCAATTGCAGAGATGCCACTTCTGATGCACTGAATACTGTTGAAGATCCCAGATCCTTTGCACTCTTCTCAAGTCTGTCAAAGTCCTTCCCAGTTGCTCCTGAGATTGCTTTGACCTTCTTCATTGCCAGTTCAAAGTCTGCACTGACACGGAATGCAGATGCCCCAATTGCAACCAATGGGGCAGTCACTCCAAGAGTCATTCCTCTTCCAATGGATGAGAGTTTGTTTGCAGTTTTGGTCAGGTTGCTTTGGGCCTGAGACATCCCCTTGGTGAATCGGGATGAATCAAGTCCAAGGACTACTGAGAGGAGGGATTGACGTGCCATGAGGCAATGGAGTTGATTTGTTCTTCAGTTATTTCATTCTGTTCACTTTTTTCTTCCTCAACCACATATGGATTGAAGTCTTGGGGTGAATAGGGAGTTGGTTTCCTCTTGGGATCTCTGTTGGCATTCGCAATCAAAGACATGACTGTGGAGGTGTGGTTCCACAAGACCTTGTCCTTGTTGATCTGGCTCCTTGAATAGGATGCCAGTTCAAAGAATGTCAAAGACCAGAACTGATCAGGGAGGATCCCCATCTCAAGTCCGTGCCCATATAGATCTGACCAAGTACGAATTGACGAGGGAGAGGAGGAGTCATGATCTCCACTCCCTCTTGTCAGTTTCCCTCCTTACTTCCCCCAGTTGATCCCATTGATTGTCCCACTGCCTCTGAGAGTTCTGTGAACGTCTCAAGGTCACTGCAAATGATTGCAGACATGTGATCAAAGTTGATCTCTGGTCTTGGTTGACCTTTGATGTCTTGGGCGTTCATGATGCCCCAGTATATAACGGATGGCACAAAGTCAAGTGGATCAGAATTGACAAACTCATCAAGGGCAGTCAGTTCCATTTTCTTGTCTTTGCATAGCAGTCTGAAGGCATTGAGATTCAACAGAACCTCATGTGTGTCCTTCCCCAATTCAATGGAGGTTTGTCCTCTGAGTTCATTCATGTTTTATCTATTAAGAGAAGGTGCCAGTTGTCATTGTGTCACAATCAAAACTCACAGTGAATGAAGTTGAATCATTCAGGGGTGCAGTCTCTTCAAATGAGGTGATGTATGCATTGACTTGCACATATGGATCACCAACGACTCCTGAACCATATCGGAGAGTCAAATTTGTTTTGTCTTTTGCTGATGCGAAGAGTTCAGTCCTTCCAACATTGTTGTATGCTGAGAGTCCATCAATGCTGATTGAGATTGACTGTTGTCCAGGAAGGACAGACCGTGCTCCATCATTGTCCTTGCAGACTGTTTCAATCATTTCATTGGTTAAATTGAGAGAGGCGTTTGTGCCACATGCAATGAGGTCATAGGTTGCGTCACCTGATGCATCTGCATCAAGGATGTAAACTCCAACGAGGTTTCCTTTTACGGTTCCAGTAGTTGCCATTTTTTAAGTATTTGAGGGGGTTGTTTTTTTACGTTTCACCTTCTTCTTTGGAGGTGAGATCTTCTCCTTCTCTTCATCACACTTCTCACATGGCTCATCATGCTCCTTGCAGGGGCATTCATGAGTGGGAGGAGGATTGGTGACAGAAGGATGATGAATTGCAAATCCATGTGTGATCAGTTTGTGGGCCACTTTTGTGTCTTCAATCAGAACAGTGTGACCAACAATCCATGACTTCCCTTTGACGGGGGCAATAATTTCCAATTTCATGCCTCAAAAATCCACCACATGGGATGGTCTGAGGTTGACACTGTCAAGTTCCTATGTGTGTGCAGACTGACCAGTTCTTGTTGTGGTCAGAATGAATGTGGAGACTGTGACAAACGTCTCATCTTCAGGATCAATTCCAACCTCCAGATCTTCAAACCTGATGTCAAGGTTCTGGTGATTAACGGTCCCAACATATTTGTCCAACTCATTCCTCACTGACATTGCAATGTCATAGGAGTTCTTTGGATTGGTTGAGTATGCACTGATCTGGATTGTGATGAAGTCAATGAAGGAGGAGTGACTCTTGGACTCTTGTGGTTCAAAGTTTGTCAGATCTACCACAATGCAAGGGAGTCCAGTCTTCTGTCTCCTTTGGATTGCATGGATGTCTGATGCTCCACTCAGGAATGACATCACTCCAGTGGATGCCTCCAATATGTCAATGACTTCTCCAATCATGCTTCAACTATTTTCTTGATGTGTTTGCCAATTCTGTTCTCTGCATCCTTGGACTTTGTTTGGAATGCTTTTGCAATGAATCCAGATCCTTTGACTCCCCTTCTGGTGATGGACTTGACCTTGATCTTCCCTCCACCTTTGGTGAAGAATGAGAACATCCCACTGCCCTTGGCAGTGTAGGTTCCACCTCTTGATCCCAGTTCTTGGATGTGTGCATATGGTGCACCTCCCTTCCCTCCTTTGGGACCAATGAGAACATTCTCTCCCAGATCCCTTCTCTTCTTCCCTCTTCTTGTGACAATAGACTTCTGGAGTGCTCCAGTCTTCTTGGGTGCAAGTCTCTTCATCTCCTTCTTGATTGGAGGTGATCCTTTCCTGAGGATCCTCACTGCCTCCTTCCTGCCCAATTTCTCCTCAAGTTTCTTGAGTCTTTGAGACAGTTTCTCTGTCCCTTCAATTTTAACTGTTGCCATCAGGAGTTGTCTCTGACAGTGGTGATCAATCTCAGTGCCTCCTTCCTTCCAATCACTTCAATGGAATGAACATCATGCAAGAGTGATCCATATTGGATGACAGTGTCTCTGGTTGTGATCCCACTTTGGTATCTGATCACAAACTCAATCTTGTCCACTCCAACCTTCTGATCAGAGGATTGTTCTTCCCCTCCTCCTTTGTAAATTATTTGTGCCCAAAAAGTCCCAACAAGGGACTTGGACTTCACCTCATGGTTCCATGAGTCAGTTGATCCACTCCAGTTGTAGATCTCAATTCTTTTGTCCAGTTTGCCAATGTTCATCTGAATGATTTGAGTCTGTATGGTTCCATCAAATACTTGGATGCCATTGGGATCTCATGGTGTTTGAATCTCCCAACATCTTGTCTGTTCTCATATAGATGACCAATGATCAGGAGCATGGCAACTTCAAGTGCCTGAGGTCTGTCATCAGTGTCAAATCCAGAAATTGTCTGGACAGTCACTGCATTGAGTTGATCCTTGACATCATTGGGGATCTTCATCATTCTCAACGTTGATGGATAGATTTTTCCATCCACTTGATAGTCTGCACTTGCTGAGACAGTTGTTCCAGAGTGTGAATTGATGTAGTTCAGACCTGTGATTGCCAGATCTGTTCCTCCATGAAGATCCATGAAGTCCATGAAGGTGTCTGAATAGAAGTTCACCCCAGTCCTCTGCATGAAGTCTCCAGTGTATTTCTGCACCACATCTTGAGATGCAGTGATCAAGGATGTGATCAAGGCATCATCACCTGAATGTTCAACTCTCAAGTGAATTTTGGCAGTCACCAAACTGATGACATTGATTGCATCTGGGAATGTTGTTTGTTCAAGTTTCATGTGATGAGATTGTGAAAAGTGGGGAGACCCAAATGATGTCCCCCTTTCTCAGGTTAGTTCAACAGTTTAGGGGATTGCTGTTGGTGTTGTGTTGATAGTCATTCCACCCAGAGTCTGGACAGATCCTGAACGTCTCACGTTTCCATTTGCATACATGTTTGCAATCAGACGGATTGTCCCCTGATGTGCAAGAGTGTAACTGTCCACAGTCACATCCAGTCCACCAAACTTTGCAATGAATAGATCAGAAGGATCAACAAAGTAGATTGGACGGATTGACAAGGTGTCATTTGTGTCTGAGATCCCTGATGCATAAGCATCTGCAACCACTGTCTTGGCACCAACATTTGTTGATGAGAAGACCTGATAACCAAGAATCTCATTCCCAACATTGGCAATTGCTCCTCCTGCTGACTGAGACACACCTTTGAGATATGCACTCATGGTTGGATCCATCAACATTGCAAGGTTTGCACCTGCAGGATCGTTTGACAAGAATGCACCTTCATGTGCTGTTAGATCTGCATATGTTGTTGCACTGTATGATGTGCCAGATGCCACACTGTGATTGGTGATGTTTCCAACTCCAAACAGATTTGTGTTGATCACATATTTGTCCAACTCGTTTCCAAGTGC